GACCTAGACCACCTAAGCTCCACCTAAGCTCCACCTAAGCTCCACCTAAGCTCCACCTAAGCTCCACCTAAGCTCCACCTAAGCTCCACCTCAGTCCAACCTCAGTCCTACCTCAGCTCCACCTCAGTTCATCTTCAGCAGCACAAGCACCACAGCGACCATCAGATCCAGCAGCAGGCTCATGGTACTTATGTCCTATTCTTCAGGAGTAGTATCGCAGGTGACCAGCCTGCGTCCTGTGGGCTGGGAGGATACCCTGGACGTCATAGGCTCGGTCACCTGCTACCTGGTGATCGTCGGGAGTCACGACACCATGTCTTCTTCATAAGGGGGTCGGTTAGTACCTGGAGCTTATGCTTATGAGTATGCTCCAGAGATCTATGGTGTCGCCCAGGTCTACTGGAACGTATAGGGTACATACCATGAACGAACCGTAAACCTTGGGCAACGGATACACTAATGACCACATTAAGTGTGGACATATTATCTTAGGCCTATATATGCCTAAATTGTGTATCTAGCGGTACACAGAGTGGAGCCAGGTAGCAGACCATACCTTAACCTTTGGTCGCCCCTGGCTCTGCTTCTTTCTTCTATATCAAAATAAAAAAGTATGTCGACCCTAGGTCATTCACACTGTCTTCGACCTGTTTGTGGGTCGTAGTAGCAAGCGCCACCTACGTCACCCTGGTCGTTCTCAGTTACTGGAGTTACCCCCACGTCATCCACTGGCTCCTCTGCCACGTCCTCTGATGTAGAGGCGTTGAGTATGCCATATCTTTTACCAGCTGCTCGGAACGTCGTACATCCTGAAGCACCACCTTCGTAGGCATCCATGTAGACCTGCTTGAAGTCTTCCCATCCCACGTCATCTCCGACGTTACAGGTCTTCGAGCAGGCACTGTCGACGTACTCAGAGGCCACGTTCAGCACCTTCACATGATCGAAGACAGAGAGCTCGTTGGCAGTCTTACCTTTGATACCCCACTCACGGTACGCATAGTCCTCTACACGCTCTTCGCGAGGGCCATCGAAGGTCTGGATAATACGATCATAGTAGTGACTGAACACAGGCTCGATGCCCGAGCTCACGTTGTCAGCTGATAGACTGATGGTTCCGGTTGGTGCAACAGATAGAAGGTGACTATTGCGAATGCCGTTACGTCTGATGTCCTCACGTAGATCCTTAGGTAACGTCTTAGCGAATTCACTCTCGAGCATCAGCTCATCGTAAAGAGGGAATGGACCTTTCTCGATGGCCAGGTCTACCGAAGCACGATAGCAACCATCACGTATGATCTGCATTATCATCCTGAAGTTATTCAAGAACCCTGCTGATCCATATGGATGGCCCATAGCTTCGAGGGCATTAGCCACACCAGTCACACCTAGTCCCATCCTGCGCTTACTCTTAGCTTCGAGGGCTTGCTCCTCGAGCGGGTAGGTAGCCCGGTCAACCACGTTATCCATAGCTCGAACTACATGCCTGATGTCTTCACCTAGCTGTACATAGTCGAAGTGACCTGGGTCATCCTTACTGATGCTAGGGCCTCTGACGTACTTCACCAGGTTAAATGACCCAAGAAGACATGCGCCGTTTGGTGGTAAAGGCTGTTCTCCACATGGGTTAGTGGCTGCGATAGTCTCACAGTACCAGAGGTTATTCTTTTTATTAATACGATCAATGAAGAGTATACCAGGTTCAGCCCAGTCCCATGTGGATCTCATTATCTGATCCCATAGGGCTCGAGCGTCTACTGTCTTGTAGACCTTGTCTTCGAACACCAGGTCGAAGTCACTACCCGTCTTCACTGCCTGCATGAACTTATCGGTGACACCAACGCTGATGTTAAACCCTGTCAATTCGGTGCTGTTGTTCTTCGCAGTGACGAATTCTTCGATGTCCGGATGATCTACCCTCAGGACACCCATCTGTGCTCCCCTACGATGCCCTGCAGACGCTATAGTCTGACAAACAGCATCGAAGATACCCATGAAGCTAATCGGCCCTGAGGACTTACTTTCCAGGGATTTAATCAGGGAGCCGCGAGGGCGTAGTGTGCTGAAGTCATACCCGATGCCACCACCGAGCTGCATGGTCCTAGCTGCCTGCTTCGCAGCGTCCATGATGCCTGACATACTGTCATCTATGGTTCGAGACACAAAGCAGTTGTAGGGGGTGACCTTGCGTGGTGAGCCCATGGCTGATTGTACACGACCAGCTGGTAAGAACCGTTGGTTGTACAGGATCCCTTTGAACGCTTTGTAGTGTGGTTCACTGTCTTTCAATGCGTCCGCTACCCTCGCCATAGCCTGCTTAAAGCTTTCACCATCCCCACGATACTTCATAGCGTGGATCTCTTCGCTAATACGGATGGTCGGCCCGTAGTGGCCAGCACTGTTACTAAACGTCATTCGGTTCTTTTCCTTGAAGTAAGTTAATTCGCATTTCGCAATAGCGGATGGCTTTTTGCAGGTCGGTGATCTCGGACTGTGTCCAGTCCTGGCCCTCGTATTGTTTGAGGCCAGCTCTACTGACGTACTTGATGATGTTGCCGCGCCAGAATTCCATGCCGTTCTGCATGATGAAGACGATGGGCTCCACGGCCCACCTGGTGTAATGCTTTGGGCGCACCACGATGTGGTCTTTGTTGTCTTTCTTAGGCATGACCAGGCTCCCAGAGCCTCACAGAGCCTGCCTCAGCATCCCAGTCTTGGTATCTGAGTATCCGAGCCAGGCGTGCCTGCTGGACCGCATGGTCAGCACCTAGCTTCTGCTTTTGATAGGCGTTGACTACCGTGTTCCAGGTTGGACTTTTGTCTAGGAGCTTCTCAGCCGTCTTGGCACCAACTGTCGGACAACCAGCGTACCCATCAGTCACATCACCAGTCAGCGTCTGGGTGTAGAACCACTTGTCAGCATCGGCCTGACTGATCGTGACCAGCTCTTCAGACATGGGTCTATAAAGCTTGCCTGGGACTGACCTCAGATCCTTATCGTCAGACACCATGATCGTCTTATGACCCGGCGCCGTACTGATGATACCTAGTAGGTCGTCAGCCTCGAGCAGGGGCTCTCTGAACCACCAGTAGTTTTCTTCGATCCACCTGAGAAACTCAGCGTACCCTACGGGCTTCCTGAGCTTCTTACGGCCACCCTTGTAATTGGGGTCTATGTCTTTTCTGAAGTTACCACTGTCAGACAGGCAGACGACGTATGTGTCTACCCGGAGATGCTCGCAGGTGCTCTTAATGAACTCTTCGAAGATGTCTTTAGCCTGCTTGAGATCGCTTGCCAGGGACCACACGTCGTCGCCCCAATCGATCTCCTCTTCGGCTGCTGCACAAGCTCTGTAAGCATACAGATCCCCATCAATGAGTAGGACTGTAGTCTCCTCGGGCTTGGGCAAGTATTTGTTGAAGGATGGCATCCAACTCTCCTTTAGTTTCCATGCCTGTTTCTGTGATGAGCCATTTGTTGCCCCAGACATCTTCGCCACAGTTCGTCGAGATGAGGCCCTCTGATGCCGCTATAGCGACATAGAAAGCACCCTGACGTGCGAATTGGCTCGATGTTGTGAAAGGGTTCCGCCACGCTCGATCGAGTACGATGTAGAGGGTGACGATTGCCTCTAACTGTTCGGTGACTTCAGTGGGTGTCAGACCAAGCGCGTCCCACGGAATATTCTGAGGTAATGGGGATTTTAACTTTGAAATGGCGGCCTGTTTTTTCCGCCATTCGTCGAGAGATATGACCGACATTCTCAGCGATCTCCTGGTTCCTACAGGCAACCTGGATTTCGTCATGTATCCACCCAACGATGTATGCGTCGTTCGGAAACTGCCTGTTGATTTCGTTGAAGGTCATCTGCACCCACTTCGAGCAAATGATTGCCCCGCAGGATTGCAGAAGTTGCGAGAGCAACTTGTGTTCTGACCTGATAAACAGTTTCCGACCGTCGATGCCAACTAAGTGACCTCGAGCTTCGTGTGCCTCTTTCAGTCTCTTCAGTAAGATACCAAAGGCTGGGATGTTCTTGTTGAAGTTTTCCTTGAGTTGCTTACCAAGCTTGGCACCACCACCAGCAATCTTACCGATGAGCTGATCGCCACCACCATACATGGTTGCATATATAAAGGTCTTAGCTTGGTCCCTGGTGTCTAAACCAGCTGCTTTCTGATTGTGGGTATGGATGTCACCATCCAGGATCTGTTGCGCGTACTCACCACCATCGTTGAGATAGTGAGCAAGACATCGAAGCTCTAGACCACTGAGGTCACTACCAGTCAGGAACCACCCGTCAGGCACAGTGAATAGCTCACGACACTCCTTA